CAAAACAAGCGCAGAATGGTCGTTGTACATGTCACCGCTATTTGGCCAAGTGTCGAACTCAACGGCAAATGAAGGGGTTATTCCGGCATATCCAAGTCCACCACCAGTAGTTCCGGCAGCAACTGAGTTTGGCTGAATGACAAGTGCAAGACCGTCAGCACCGCCATCATTGTTTCCAAGATAAAGCTCGCCGTGAATGCACATGTCTTCTGATACATCAACGCGCTCCTTGTTCCAAATAGCGCCGAACTGATTACCGGAAGCTGGGGTTAATTGCACTGTTCCGCTTGTATTGCTCGCCACTCCACCGTAGGCAAAATCTGAAGAAACAAAAGACTGTGCACAAGCAGACCCGTCAAGCTGCACTGGAGGAACTGTTGTAGTAGGGGGAACTGTAGTAGTTGGGGCAACAGTAGTTGTAGAAGCATTAAGTATTTGAACAGCAGTGATTCCAATACATGGCTGGTATGCAGAAGTGGCTGAGCATGTAGTCCAACCAATTGATGATGTCCAGCCAGAACTGCTAGTAAATTCTGTATTGGAAAGAAGCTCGGTTCCATCAAGTTTTAGTGATGCTGACTCAACCTGGGTTCCATAGTTGCCATTCCAAAATTCACCGTCTTGGCCAATAATGAAAATACGAGCCGTTACCACGCTGTTCCAGCCGGCGCCAACTCCAGATGCATTGACGCTGATTGAGTAGTTGTTAAATACACCCCCATCTGTAAGCGTCATGAATCCAGTGCTATGTGAATAAATGCTGCCGCCACCAGAACCAAGGAGCTGTATTCCAACAGCAAGGGTGTCAGAAGATACCTTCCAGTCTTGTGTCTCTGCGGCGGAAACTGTTGCGGTCAGGGTGCTCCCACCCGCAATTATCGAGGAAACATTGACGTCCTGTGAAACCGTGGCTTGCTGATAGGCAAAAACAAGCTTGCTTCCATCGGCGGCTGACGCCCCAATTGGAATAAAAAACAAAAGAAGTGAAACCAAAGAAACAACCCAGGCAAATGCCCGGAGTCGAAAAACCACCCGATTCATCCAGCCTCCAAAAAAATACCACCAATTCTAGCATTTTTTAAAGTTGAATAAAAAAGGTTTTAAATCTCTCTGTCTTTTATATTTCTGTTTTCTACTGGTTCAAGCCTTCCATGGTGTCGCGCTTGTACATCTTTTCTTACCCATGTCATTCCGTATGGGGTATTGAGATTCTCTACACCTTCTCTTCGAAGCAATCTTTCAGCCATCGACTGAAAACTTGGGTCATCACTTAAATTTAAATATGAATTGTGATACCAAGGCAGGTCGTAAAAAGCTGGTGCATTAACCAAAAGACAACCAGCTGTAGTCCAGTGCTCTTCAATTCTTGGGTCTTCAGAGACTATTTTCCCCGAGAGGCAGTATGAAGGAACATCTGCGCCGACAAGGGGTCTGTCAACTTCTAGCATTTTTTCAATTACATCAGCGTCTATGGAGATATCTGAGTCAACATACAAAACCGCAGTGTAATTGACCACCCCGTAATTCAGTTCTGTGCAGTCCTCTCCCCAATGATGCCCAGATGTGACACGCACTCTTTGGGCGAACTCTCTTATTAGATTTCTGCCCGTTTCTATTCGAATCCACCTGTTTCCAGAGGTAACCGTTGATTGCATATCATTGATTGAATATGTCCAATAATCGCCATTTACTTCTTTGAGCGCTGCGATTACGTCGGCAAAAGGCTCAATCCCTCGGTTGTCGAGCTCAAATGCTGCGAACCATTTGACATTAGGAAAGCGACGGCAGATTTCAGCCTTATCAGCAATCCAGCTCAAATGTTCTTTTGCATCACACTTCCATGCGACAAGTGGAGTTCCGATAACGAAATGTTTGTTGTAATCAATTTCTTTTAGTGCTGGCATCTTTATTTTCCTTATAAAATCAGAACAAATACCAGTATGACCATTGCCACCAGTATCTACAATGCTAGAAATTCTTTCTGGCATAACCATGATGCACTTTTCTGATGCTTTTGGTTTTCCCGGATAGGCCCAAACATACCCTTTGCTGGTTATTGTGTAGTCATCTGTATTGTGAAAAAAACAGTGAAATCCCAAGTCCATACACGCGCCTAGAGCATGTTCGTTTTTGCAATGTATCCAAAGTTTGTCTGCTCTTTGTGACAACCATTCTGTATCGATTTTGTATTGAGGACCATCATGGCCAAGATGAAATCCATCAGAATTCACCCAAAGGTCGACTTCAACCTCGTAGCCTTGGCCAATTGCAGAATCAATATAATCGGGGTTATTTTCCAACTCTGGTTTTGGTCCAGACACATTGCCGCGGTGTGATATATAAATCATTTTTCAACCTGAATCCAAATCCAGTTTTTATGATTGTCACCAGGTCCTGTTGGACGAATATCTGATTTATAGTTTTTAAAACCAATTTGATTAACCAGGTCGTCAAATACGGTTTTCTCGTCTTGGATGCTTACGTCAGAATGACCATTCGTGCTCCCCGCATCATAGTTGTTGTCATAATAATTAGCAGTAGGTATTTCTCCCTTGCCGCCAAAACCCATCTGGAAACAAAGTTTTCCGCCCGGCTTGAGCACTCTATAAATATCTTTCAAAATATTAAATCTAATTTCATGGACGCAAATGTGCTGAAAACATATAACAGCAAATACGACATCGTAAATATTGTCCGATATTGCCGAAAGATTGTCTCCGCTTGTTACGTATAGGTTTGGCTCTGGAATATTATTTGCCTTGACATTCAGTTTTGCTTTTTCAATATTGATGTGAGAAATATCAATTCCGTCAATTCTGGAAAATCGAGGTGAAAACTTGACAATATTCCGTCCAGGGCCGCATCCATACTCAAGCGCTACAAGTCCTTTGGTTTCAAAGTCTTTAAATAGGAATTCGTCATAATCGGACCAGTTGTTATGCGCATCGTAAGAGCCAACTACGGGGTCGCGGAAATCAAGCGACCATTTTGCTGCATACTCGTCGTAGTAGGAGTTCTGCATGTTTAAATAGTCTTTTTTACCTTTATTCACTTGTTGTTCTCCAGGTAGTAGTTAAGGTCCTCCGGAGTTCCGATACCCCACATTTTTGACACTTCTTTGATTCGTATTTTTTTGTTATCGCCAATCGCCTCATTAAAAACTGGGCAGACATAGAACTCGTTATTGACTCTGATATTTTTTTCAATCATCTGATTTGCGTACTTTACGTAATCAGAGCCATGCTTCCAGTAGTAAATGCCAACTGTTGCGTTATCGGATATTGGATTTTTTTCAGCAACTTCGCATACAAATCCATCGTCCCCAAGTTTTGCATACGACCATTTTGGATGGGTTGCCTTAAATGTAAGAATTCCACCATCTATATCTCCGGCGCTGAATGCGTACAAGCATTCATTGCTATCCCAATCGACAACCTGGTCAGAGTTTGCCATCAAAAGTGGTTGGTCATTATCTATAAGACCAGATGCCAGCAGCGTCGTGCATGCAGCACCTTCGGTCATTCCGTCAACCAGGACTATGTCACAACCTGGCTTGATGAGACCAAGCACTTGTTTTAGGTTGTACTTTTCGTAATGTTCTTTTTGGACAAGAAAAATATAGTGCGCATCGATATTCAGGTTCTCTACAACAACCTGAATCATCGGCTTCCCATTTACCTCTATTAACGGTTTAGGAAATGTGTAGCCAGCCTGTGCAAAACGCGAACCAGCGCCAGCCATTGGTATGAGAACATTCATTTTTTCGTTCCTCCAGGCGACAGGTCTTTTGCCGCGTGTTTCTATTTCGTCTACAAAGCGCATTAAACGCTCTTTGTTTAAATCATCAGCATTTTTGATGGCATGCAGATTCGCGCCAGAACTAAGTGCGCCCTCTCTACCAATATGTGAATCTTCAATAATTATAGTATTTGCAGGGGTTGAATCTAGTGAGACAATACACTGCCAGTACATCTCTGGATGTGGTTTGTGATGTTTTACGTCTTCGTTGCTCATTATGTAGCTGACGTAGCGAAGCACGCCAATCGCATCAAGTGCCGTAATTACGGTATCTCTAATTGCATTGCTCGCAACAGCAATTTTCCAGCCACGCTCTTTAAGCGTCTGCATTATGTCAATAGCTACATAATTTTTAGGGAATTGAGAGAGTATCTTCAAGGTTGCTTGCTGCTTATCTTCCCAGATTCTTTGATGAGTTGACTCTGGAAGACCCTTTTCGTTAGTGAGCATTCTCAGCTTCGTGGTTGTTCCAAGGCCGTCGTATTTCGACAAGTGCTCATCTCTGGTGATTACATATTTTGAATCAACTCTGCTAAGGGCAATATTTAATGAATCAAAGTGAACGTCGCGCGACTCTATGAGTACGCCGTCAAGGTCGAAAATAGCAAGAAAATTACTTTTCATTTGGGTTTGGACCCGCGTGTCGATGCCACTTGTTATGGCGAACAATACTTTTCCCATTACATTTCATTACATATTTATCCCTTACACGCAGCGACCATTCAACGTCTTCCTCTTCGTTCCACCCACGCGACTCATCCAGTGGTTCTTCAAGCATGACGTGCTTCTTTACCATAAAGAACCCGCCGGATATATACATATATTGAGTCTGTGACCAGTCGTTATAGTCAAGCGACCAAGCCCTCCCGTGACCTGGCTTATCCCAGAGCGACCAGTCCATGGGGTTTCGTGCACCAGTAATCAGATATTGCGGACAAGAACATATTTCCCAATCTGTTCCGAAATTCTTAAATTCTTCATACCATTTTGAATCGAATACGTGGTAGTCGTGCATCAACACAACATTCTCATACTTTGCATTCTGCACAAGTATGTTCTTTTTTCGCGTAATCCATTTGGGCTTAATCGATTCATCAAAGGCAATCTTGTTTAAATCATCCCCATCGATGCCCGATGAGTCACCACCGCCAACAATTACGATTTCATATTCAGGGATATGAAGACTGCGTATGTTGTCGATGATTTCTTGAAGACGTTTCTTATCTTCATAGACACTTATGATTCCAAAAGTCCACTGGATGTCTTGCATGTTAAATCTTTTCAAGGATAAAGCGCATTGTGGCATCCCAGTCGTCGCCACGTTTTGCTATTGAGAAGTCCGCCAGGCGCTCGTAGTTTTCTTCCATTTCGTCCTTGCGTGTTTGTAGATTGCGCAATTCGTCTAAATGATAAATCCATTCATCTGGCGTATATGCAACACGACCAATCCCGCTATCCGCAAGATATTTATATTCAGGTGAATATGAAGTAATAAATGGAATTCCAGCAGCTGCGTATTCAAGTCCCTTAATAAATGACTTTGCATGATTGAATGGAACGTTGTTCAGGGGAATTATTCCAATATCGAAGTATTCAAAAAGTCTTGGGTATGACATAATCGGAACAAGGGGCGACATTCTCGTAATATTGTCTGGTATGCCAAGAAGTCTGTTTGCTCGTTGTGTTCCAGGCCCTTCTGTATGTCCGGAATGATGGAATCCCATTTTTCGGGAAACAAGGTATTGCCCCATAAAAGCAGAAAGCGTTTCAAGGTCCCCAGAGCGCCATGGTGTTGCGCCAACCCAACCGACTTTTAGTCTGTGGTTCATCTTTATCTGTTTTTGTTTCCAACGCTGGATGTCTATTCCGTTTCGAACCAAAAACACGTTGTCACGTTTTGCGGCATAGTAATCAAAGAGGAAAGGGGTTGAAGTAATTACCGCATTTGCCTGCATGATTATCTCTGCGTATATTTCTCGATTATTGTCTGGGTTCTTTTTGGGGTCAGTCGATTGGTATGCCCGATTATTTATATGAAGACCGTCGAACCAGTCATCAACATCAACGACTATTTTTTGTCCCATTTCTTGAGCTGCTGGCATTGCTGCAAGAACTTCTTTTTGCATCAAAAGCTTGAAAACTATGATGTCCCACCCATGGATTGCTCTGTCTTCTGGAACGACCATCCCAAAACCGCGTTGTGGGTTAAAACCAGGGAACCCAACGGTTGCGAACCAGCCACGCTTATTTAGCTCGTCTGCTGGCAAT